CTAACCCATGGGGCTAAAGCTGCTCGCCGCAGTGCAGTAACGTGTCTTCATTCGATCACTGCTTACTTTTCGGTCATTGTCATAACGCGCACGCCAGACCCTGCACTGCTCATGGAAATACTGCTTGGCAGCCTTACGACATTCGCGGTAGTCGATTGATCCGCGTCGGTGATTGGCGCAGACACTGTGGCTATCTATATAGTTGTTTACGGATAGCCATTCTGCTAGATAGTTTGTACCGCCATTCCAGCTTTTGATCCACTTAGAGGTTCGTTCGCGGTTTGCTCGATTGGTTTGGCGTTGCTGTGTTTGCTGGGGCGCAGTTACTACTCGATGGGATGCTGGCGGTGTGTAGGTATTGGCCGGTTTTTGCGGCCTGTAATTACTATCGTTATAAATAGTTTGCTTAGGCTGGTTCTGTTGATGATTGCGTGCATTAACACTTTCCCAAAAAAGTTCTTCTGATGTCTTTTGAGGCTGGTTTTGGGGAGTGTTATCGTCAGGGGCGTGAGCAGGTTTTTCAAGGTTAGAGGGTTGGTTGGATTGTGGTTTTGGAAGGAAAGAGAGTTTGTTTCCTGCCATGTGCAAAGCCAGTCCTGAAAGCCCTAGCCCTAGAGCAATTGCAAGCGTCCATTTACCAAAGCTCTGGCCCCGCTTTCTCCTCAAGTGTTCCGGCGCATCGTCCCTGTCTGCTTTCATTTCTTGCCTTCTGTCCGTAGGGCGTACCATCGTAGTGCTACTTTTCTAGTGATCGCTATCCCGCGTTTTGATTGGGCAAGTTTCGATTGGCTTCGTCATAGGACGGACTAGTTTGCCCAATTTCGGGCATTACTTCTCCAGTCATGAGCCACCAACGATACCGGGGATATATCTTCCCTAGCTGTTCAAGCTCTTCTGCGCCAATTCTTGCCCGACCTCTTTTAATACTCTGCCAGCGGACATAGTCCTTGCTATTGACCTCTGCCAACTCTTTCAGGCTGGTCTGATCGAGCAATTGAAGGGCTCTATTGGCCATGCCTTCAGCCATTGATAAATACCATTATGGACTATTGTCATATTCTGAGATTTATGGATAATGTCCATATGGACTAAATCCATAGATTTATTTCGCTAATGCCACGAATAGTGACGGAATGAGCATGGAACTGGAAGAGCTTAACCCCGGCGCCTGATAGGGCCGCAACAGGATGTGGAGTCCATCGAACGGTGGGCGGAACGCAACGGCATTAGCTATGGCACTGCCCGCGCCTGGGTTTACCGGGGCGTGCTGCCGTCCGTGAAGCTCGGAAAGCTGCGCATGGTGAATAGCGCGCTGCTGCGCAACTGGCTGTTGGAACAGGAGTGGACAGCATGAAAGGAGGAGTGATGGACGCCTTTCAATTTTGCTTCGCGGGCATCGTCGGCAGCGTCTCCGGCAGGGTCGTGACCTGGGGCGGCCTGACTGTCGATATCGACCAGATCGAGAATGCTTGGCTCCGTCGGGCGATTGAAGACTATCACAGTGGTCGTAGGGGGCAGAAATGAGCCATGGCCGCCAGTCCCTACTACCTACGCCAAACCCACGCCTCGGACTGCGCCTGCTCTGTGTGCTGGTCCGCAAGGCAGGCCATCCCATTGCACAGCCCGTCGCCGTGTCCGGACTGCCGGCCCCCTGGGCTGCCCTATCGGAAGATGGCCGCTGGCTCTGCCGTCCCCGTTCCTTCTGCGCGAAACACGACCCGTCCCGGCGTCCGCCGAAGTACTGGCACGTTGTGTACGACAGCGGGAAACCCACGCCCTTTGTGCCCGTGCGCGAAGCATTCCAACTGGAGGGCTGACCCATGCTCGCTGACACCCTGAAAGCGCTGCTCCTGCTCTGCTTGATCCAAGCCGCCCGCACCGTGGCCGATCCGGTCAAGGGCCGCGCTCCCGGCTCGTCGGAACAGCTCCACCGTTCCGGCGAACGGAAGCACGGGCGGAGCGCACCCTTGAACGCCTCTCCCTTGAAACAGCCTCTGCTTGGGAGTGTGGGGCAGCTTCTCCGCCCCGCGCTCCCGAGCCCTCGGCGGCAAGAGCGGGATGACAAGGGCAGAGCCTTGGTGTTGCTCTGCGGGTTCCAAGGGGAAGCGTTCCCCTTGGCCGTCGGAGACGACGTTGCGATAGGGATCGTTACCCGGATGGGCCAAGACGAACACCCCTGGTTGGCTTGGTTCGCTAGCGAATAGAGCCCGGCCCGAAGGGATCGCCCCACACATCACTTTCACCCAACACCGCTGAATGAAGGCGAAACAGCCGAATTTGCAGCAGCGGGACAACTCACGCCGAAAAAGGCGAATTGAAGGAGAAACACCGATGAACATGTTTGCAACCCAAGGCGGCGTCGTCGAACTGTGGGTCACCAAGACCGACACCTACACCTCGACCAAGACCGGGGAAATCTACGCCTCGGTCCAATCCATCGCCCCGATCCCGGAAGGCGCACGTGGCAACGCCAAGGGCTTCGAGATCAGCGAATACAACATCGAGCCGACCCTGCTGGACGCCATCGTCTTCGAAGGCCAGCCGGTGCTCTGCAAGTTCGCCAGCGTGGTCCGCCCGACCCAAGACCGTTTCGGTCGGATCACCAATACGCAGGTGCTCGTGGATCTGCTGGCCGTGGGCGGCAAGCCGATGGCGCCGACCGCCCAAGCCCCGGCTCGTCCGCAAGCACAGGCCCAAGCCCCGCGCCCGGCCCCGCAGCCCCAGGGCCAGGACAAACAAGACAAGTCCCCGGACGCCAAGGCGTAAGCCGTAGGAGGCCGCGATGCTCCGCTATCTCTCGCTGTTCGCGGTAGGTCTGGCCACCGGCTACGCCTGGGGCTGGATCGACGGCCTAGCGGCCTCCCTGGCTGTTTGAGGACTGATCGCTATGTCAGGCGTTGTCGCTGTGCAGGTGTGTACCGCGTGGACCTCGACCCCCGAGGGCTTCATGGCGTGTCGCGAACTCGCATGGCAACAGGCCTACCTGATTCCGCCAGAGGCCGCTGGATACGTGGACATCCTGGTCAACGGTGGTTTCTCCCCGGAAGCCTTCGGCATCGGTGCCGCTGGCGTCCTGGGGTCGTTCGTGACGGGGCTTTTGATTGGCTGGGTCGCGTCACTTCTTCGTAAAGCCAAGTAGAGAGGAAACACCATGAAAGCAATGAAGCAACGCATCGCCAAGTTCAGCCCGGTCGCCTCGTTCCGCAACCTGTGCATCGCCGGTTCCGTCACTGCCGCGACTTCGCTGCCGGCCTTCGCCGGGGTGATCGACACCAGCGCGGTGGAATCGGCGATCACCGATGGGCAGGGCGATATGAAGGCCATTGGCGGCTACATCGTCGGCGCCTGGTGATCCTGGCCGTCGCCGGCCTGATCTACAGCATGTTGCGCAAGGCGTAACGGGTGCTCTGGTCGGTGTGGTTGGGGGCGTTCTTCGCCGGCGCCTTCATCACCGGGTACCGGACCGGCGAATTCTTCTAACCGAACAGACCGAGGCGGAAGCCCCCTCCGGAGTTTCCGGCAGGGGGCTTTTTTGTGTGGGGTCTTACGATGAAGTTTGCGAGCCTGATTCTGATGCTTCTCTTTGCCACGGTGGCGAGGGCTGAGGATTACTACTGGAAAATTCAGTCACTGCCTGAACGCTTTTCTTCGCCTTCGGCAGCTTGCGCGGCGTGGGCCAAAGCCACGGGACGCCCTGGGGAGTTCACCTTCACCGGGTCTATGAAAGCCCGTGACCAGACCTCGTTTTGGTGCGAGTTCACGAACAACGAAACCGGCAAGACTGCTGCCGGGTATGGTCCTGCCGGACGCTATGGCGATAGCTGTCCCGAGGAGACGGAATACGATAAGGCGACCGGGGTTTGTAAGTCGCCTCCGCAAGAATGCAAGGAAGGCGAACTGTTCCCGGCCAAAGGCCCGGACTCTCCCGTGGTTACCTCGGGAGGCCGTAACTATGTCGGTGACGGCGGCGCCCCGACCGCCTGCTATCAAAGCTGTGAGTATGGCGGCAATCCCAGCCCGGCCAGTTGCTATCTGGTCAAAGGCTCCACCACGACGGGCTTCTGCAACTACATTCTCAAGGGCACCGGCCAAAGCTGCGCTGCCGATTCCTACACCTTCTCCCAGACCGGCGATTCGCTGAACCCGCCCGACACTCCGAACACCGATCCTTCCGACCCGAACGACCCCGGCTGCCCGCCCGGCTGGTCGTGGTCGGGGACTACCTGCGTCAAGACCCCGACCGATCCCACGGATCCAACCGACCCGACCACGCCGGGCGGTGATGGCGATGGCGATGGCGGCGGCGATGGCAATGGCAATGGCGGTGGAAACAACAACGGCGGCGGCACCGGCAATGGCGGCGACGGCAGCGGGGGAGGGGACGGCAACGGCGGGGGCGATGGTAGCGGCAACGGTGACGGCAGCGGCACGGGCGGCGATGGCAACGGCACCTGCGACCCGGCGAAAGAGAACTGCTCCACCGGCCCCGAAGGCCCCGGCGGCGAACTCAAGGAACCCACGCCCGGCACCTGGGATGACGCCATCGCCACCTGGGAAAAGAAGGTCGAGGAAGCCAAGAAAGAACTCAAGACCAAGGTGAAGGCCAACGTCGACCAGATGAAGGGCGCCTTCGACCTCAACCTGGCGGAAGGCGGCGGGCAACTGCCCTGCGAGTCCATGACCATTTGGGGCAAGTCCTACTCCCTCTGTATCTCCGACTACGCCGGCCAACTCTCCAGCCTGCGCGTGGCGCTGCTGCTGATGGCCGCGCTGATCGCCGCCCTCATTCTGCTGAAGGACTGACCCTATGGAATGGCTCTCCGGTTTTCTCGATCAGATCATCGCCTTCTTCCAGTGGATTTGGGACTTCTTCGCCCAAGGCATCTATGACTTCGTGCGCGACGGACTGGTGGTCGCCACCAAGGCGTCGATGTATGCCGCGCTCCAGACCCTGATCCTGCTGATCGATGTCAGCTACACCGCCGCCCGCGAACTGATCGACAGCCTCGGCGTGCCGCAGATGATCCGCAGCATGTACGCCGCGCTGCCGGGTCCGATTGCGGCGGGGCTGGCCTTCTTCGGCGTGCCGCAGGCGCTGAACATCATCATGGTCGCGGCGGCGACGCGCTTCTGCATGCGCTTCGTGCCGTTCATTGGGAGGTGATCCGTGTCGATCAAGATCCACCACGGCCCCAATGGCTCCTACAAGACCTCCGGCGCGATCCAGGATGACGCCGTGCCCGCGCTGAAAGACGGACGGGTGATCATCACCAACGTGCGCGGCTTCACCCTGGAGCGGGCCTATCAGGTCTTCCCGGACCTGCCCAACACGGCGGAAATCATCAACCTCGATCTGGAGTCGCTGGAAGACCTCGAAAAGATGCGCACGTGGTTTCAGTGGGCGCCCCGCGGGGCCTTCCTGATCTTCGACGAAACCCAACTGCTGTTTCCCAAGTCCTGGCGGGAAAAAGACCTCGAGCGCTTCGATTACCCCGGCGGACCGGAAGCGGCCCACGCGGCCGACCGCCCCATGGGCTGGCTCGACGCCTGGACCCGGCACCGGCATTTCAACTGGGACATCGTCCTCACTACGCCGAACATCTCCTACATCCGCGACGACATCCGCATGACCTGCGAGATGGCCTACAAGCATTCCAACCTCGCGGTGATCGGCATCCCTGGCCGCTATAAGGAGGCTCAGCATGACGCCCAACTCAACCGTCCGCCCGCCGATGGCACCATCATCGAATACAAGCGGATCCGAAAGCAGACCTTCGCCCTCTACCAGTCCACGGCCACCGGCAAGACCCAGGACACCAAGGCCGGCAAGAGCCTCTTCCGGTCGCCTAAGCTGGTTCTTCTACTGGCATTGCTGGCCGGCACTATTGGCTTTGTCTGGTATATGGGGCCTCTGCGCACGATTGGCGCTCCGGCTGCTGCGACACCTGCCGACGCTCCTGGCGACCCTGCTCAAGCCCCTGCTGCGCCCGCTGCTGTGGCTGCTCCAGCGCGTCCTGCTGCGAATAGCTTTCTTCCTCCTGGGCTTGTACCTGATGGGCCTGCTGCTGCGCCTGTTGATCTGAACGCCCATCCCTTCGCCGATCGGCGGATCTCCATCCTTGCCCACGCTTACCGCCAGTCGCGGGGCGATATCTACATGTTCGCCCTGGACGATCCCACGGGCCGGCACCTGGAACTCACCAGTTGGCAACTGATCGGCTCCGGCTACCGGGTGACGCCCAAGGGCGAGTGCGTCGTAGAGCTTCGCTATGAGGACTGGAAACAGACCGTCACCTGTGCCGGGAGGCAGGCCGGCGCGGTGGCCAGCATTGTTCCGGCAGCGCCTGTCGCCGCGTCCGCAGACGCACCGGCCAGGGGCCAATCGCCGCTGACCATCGTCCCCGATTCCGAATACGCCTCGCGGCCCTGGAGGCACAAATGATCGATTGGGAATTTCTCGTCCCGGTGGCGATGGGCTGGGCGCTGCATCACTGGTGGACGGTGATGACGGCGCTAGCGGCGGTAGGGGTGCCGCCATGAGGGGCGGGCCGCGCCGCCGGCCGGGAGCGCAAGGCATGAGCGATAGGCCGAAGGCGCGGCCGACGCCCCTGTAACACGTCAGATAAGCCACCTATTGCGGTTTCAATTCGTACCAATTTGGATCGTTAAAGATGAAGAAAATCAGCCATCAAATTCGCGTCAGTATCGAGTCGGACGGTCAGGTCTTGGAAAGCCCGAAAGGGCGGTTGTTCTTCGACGACACCACGGCTCAATTCACCGACCTGTCAGGCGTGCGCATTCTGCGGTGCGGCGTGGATACGGTGCGGCAGTTGTACAACGGCAAACTCCGGCCGGAAGTCATGGCGCTGTTTGACCTCTCGGTGGATGTGGTCGAGTTCGCCGGCTACGAGTGGTCCAAGGGCCGCATCGGTCGCGACTCCGGCTATCAGTACCGCCTGCAGAACGCTGAAATGGGTCTGATCCTGCTGATCAAGAACCATAACATCAAGGTCGACACCATTGGCTCGCACCTCAAGATCGAGGTATCGCCTCACGCCCTCGATGGCGCCGATCCGCGCATCCTCCAGGGCGTGCTGGATGATTTGGCCGCTGCCGTGCTGAGTGACTGCGAAACCAACCAAGCCGCTGTGCATATCGCCTTGGACGTGCAGGGCTGGAAACCGCCTCGCGATCTGGTGGACCGCATGCATTGCCGTTCGCGTCGGGTGCGGCAAATCAGCGGGATCGAGCGGATCGAATTCGACGGTAACGCTTCGGTCTACGGGCGTGGCGAGACGTACATGTTCGGCTCGGCCAACGGTCTGCAACTGTCGATCTATAACAAGACCCTCCAGGCTCGGGCCACCGACAAGCTCGACTATTGGGAAAGCGTGTGGGCGACCCTGAACGGGGATCCGTTCGGCGATGGCGACCCGGCCTATAACCCCCTGGAAACGGTCTGGCGGCTCGAATTCCGTTTCCACCACTCCATCGTCCAGCAATTCTCCGAAGGCTCGCGTATGGCCTCGGGGGAGGTCATTGGCTGCCGCACCTATGAGGGCCTCTGCCCGCATCTGCAAGGACTGTGGAACTACGCCTGCGAAAGCTTCAAGCTGCTGAGCCGGACGGCGGTCTACGATCCGTTCTGGAGCCTGATCAGCCAGGACGCCCGCGTACAGGTCGAGTGCGATCCGCTGATCGAGCGCACCGAGTATCGGCGCTACTACAAGACCGCCAAGGGCTTCAGCGGGCGTAACTGCGAGATGTTCCTCGGCCAGTTCGTGAGCCTGATCGCGCGGGAGCGTGTCCCGGCAAAAAAGGCTATTGAGTCCGCCCGTAAACTGGAGTTCTGGCACGTTATCGAAGACCACTACCTGGCCAAGGGTTGGACTCGTCGCGATCTGGAAAGGCACATACACAAGCTGATGTGTGATCGGTATCTGCGGCGGGGGTATGCCGTCTAATGTCGATCACCAAGCTCCCCGATGGCCGTTGGTTCGTCGATGTAGAACCGATCAAGGGCAAGCGCTTTCGCAAGCGGTTCAAGACCAAGATGGAGGCGCAGCAATTCGAGGCCACCGCGCGTCAGAAGTGTGCGGAAAACCCCTGCTGGACGCTCAAGCCGAAGGACCGTCGGCGTCTCTCGGAGTTGGTCGAACTCTGGTATGAACTGCACGGCCAGACCCTGAGCAACGGGCATCGTTGCGTGGCGATTCTGCGGTTGGTGGCAAAGGACCTGGGCGACCCGGTCGCTGTCTCTCTGGAGCCTGCGAAAGTGGCTCGGTTGCGTAGCCGACAGATAGCCAATGGCATGTCGGGCAAGACCGCGAACAACCGTCTTGGCTACCTCAAGTCCATGTACAACGAATTGCGCCAACTCGGCGTCATTGACTATGAGAATCCGGTAGGGCGCATGCGGCCGCTCAAGCTTCAGGAAAGACCGCTGTCGTACCTGACCAAGCATCAGGTGTCCGAACTGCTTACGGCCCTGGATGCGCGCACCACGTCGCCACATCCGAAGATGGTCGCTCGTATCTGCCTCGCGACAGGGGCCCGATGGGGTGAGGCTCAGGCGCTGACGCCGGAACGTCTGAAAGGTAATGCGGTGATCTTCGCCAACACCAAGTCCAAGCGTGTGCGCTCGGTGCCGATCTCGGAAGAATTGGCCGCCGACATTCGCCGGCATTGGCAGACCCACGGGCCTTCACGAACTGCCTTGGCGTGTTCCGCCTAGTGCTGCTGTCGACCTCGATCAAGCTGCCGAAGGGGCAGGCCAGCCACGTACTGCGCCACACGTTCGCCAGTCACTTCATCATGAATGGCGGGCACATCGTGACGTTGCAGCACATCCTGGGACACGCGTCGCTGTCGATGACGATGAGATATGCTCACCTCTCACCCGACCATTTGCAGGACGCTATAAGATTTGGTCCAGCTCTGCACATGGGATGAATCGAGTATTTCAGGGAAGGAAGATGCGAAAGTCAGTCGACGTAAGCAAGGTAGCTGGGATTGAGTATCACGGGAGCGACGGAATTACTCAGGATTGCATTGATGCTTTGGTTCATATCATCAACGCTGGAGAGCGGATCGAGTCAGCCTGGTTGCTGTCCTGCTTCCATTCTGATGGTACCGGTGGCCACGCATTCTTACTGAGCATTTTCCCTGCGCGGCAAGTTCTCATTAAGCCTGGATTTACTTCGGGATATTCAGGGGAGGGGCCGCGAGGGTTATCAACAGCTCTGAAGATATTGCAGCTTCACAACGTTGACATTGATGAGTTTGAGATTGATAGCTCAACAATGCAGAGAGCCGAAGCTGGCTGCTTGACGTCGAAGGACATTGAGAAGCTGGAAGCGGCGAGACCTATTCGACCTAATCGCTTTTACGACTACATTCAGCGAAACCCCGCACTGTTTCGAGAGGGTGATGCCAGGGAAGTGCAGCGGTGTTTCCCAGCAACTCTGAATATCGGGCTGCTTGACGAGCGTTTGGTTGAGCTTGCGATAGGCTTTTTCGATAACCCTGATTTTGCGATTAGCACTGCTTTTCGGCGACTGGAAGACATCGTTAGGTCTAGAACGCAAATCTTCGATAAGAGCGGCTCGCATCTTTTTAAGAAGGCATTCGAAGGCGATAAGTCGCTCTTGCACTGGAACGACCAGGATGGCGGCGAGCAAGCAGGGAAAGCAGGGCTATTCGTTGCAGTTTTTCTCGCATACAGAAACCCGCGAGCCCATCGCGAGATCAGCAGCAATCCGCGCGAAGCTGCGCGTGAGTTCATGCTGATCAATCAGCTCTATCTGCTCGAGGCTATGGCCGTCGAACGCGTGGCTGACGTGGCGGTTCCAGACCAGTAAGGTCCGACACTTATTCGACACCTTTCCCCACCCTGGAAAAGCAAAACCCCCGAAACGCTAGGCATTTCAGGGGTTCGGCAGGGTGTTCTGGAGCGGGCGAAGGGAATCGAACCC